TCAGGCCAGAATATCGACGTGGCGGAAGGGCCCTGCCCCGAAGCGCTGCGAAAGCTGCGCGACCTCAATGCCGAACGGAACCGTCGTTCCATCGGCCGCCTGCGCCGCGGCCGGATAGTCGAAAACCGGCTCTGATACCGTGTATTCGGCCAGGATCGTCGCGCCTGAAAGAACCCGCACCAGATAGGCCTCCACCTCTTCGCCCAGAGGCACTTCGATCTGCTGCCATCCGTCACCGTCGCTCCTTGTCCGGCGAACCCAGGTCAGACGCAGATCGCCTCCCGCCACGCGCTTGGCTGCAAGATGGCAAACCGGATAGGGCCGCAGGCCTATCCCCTCGAACGCCGCCGAGATCGAAACCACATTCGGATCGTCAAAGCCCCGCGCACTCGCCCCGATCCTGTAATCGCGCGCCAGCCCCCTTGCGCTGGCGGCAAGCTCGATCTGCACGGGCGCCTGATCAAGCAAGACGACCGTACTGCCCACAGGCCAGACCGGCGGCATGATGCCATCGGTTCCCAGCTGCCCGCGCAGCCGCAGGGACAGCTCATAGGTTTGCGGCGCAACCAAAGCGGCCTGTGCGAACTGGAACACTTCCCAAAGGCCGCTGCTGCCATCGCCAATCGCCATGGCATTCGCACCGTTCAGAACCGCCAGCTCGCTGGCCGAAGCCAGCGCTCCTCCGGTAACCCGCAGCCGCAAGGCGCCACCGCGATCCCAAAGCCCCTGCGGTGCCGCCGCCAGCGCGGTTTCCGTGACGCCGATGATCGAAGGGGCCGCCACCAGCCGGTTGACCTCAAAGCTCGTGTCGGCACTGGTCGACCATACCGCAACGCTGCCCGGCCAAGGTTCCGCAGTCACGGCAATATGCGGGGCATGTGGCACTTCCTCGCCGGTCAGAAGCGGCAGATCCAGAAAGACCGGATAGACCGGCACGGGCGAGACGAAGGGTCGCAGAAGGCCTGGCTCTTCCAGAACGTCGCCGCTCTCATAGACGCCGCCTTCAATGCGCGTCGCTTCGATCAGTCGGGCCTCGGCCTGCTCGACCCGGTCGATCCGGTAGGTGCTGCCGTCCTCCAGCCGCAAACTGTCGCCCGCCCCCACACCACGCCGCGACGGCGGCAGCGCCAGACGCAGGCTGTCGCGCGCAATTCGGCTTTCGGCAAGCCATCGATGCGCGATGATCCGCCCCTCTGCGGCGGTCAGGGCCAGCGGCACTTCGCTGGCCGAAACGCCGCGCTGCTCCTCGTCAGGGTATCGCGCCTCGCTGCTCCGCACTTCGTAATCGCCTTCGGCGTCAACGTGATTCAGCCGAACCATGCCGCTGATCTCTGGCGCGGCAGCGCGCGTGAGCTCGGCATAGCCATCCGTCTCCGCTGTCCGGGCGTAGACCTCGGCCTGCAAATCGTGATCTACCCCGTCGCGCCGCGACCGGAACGCGATCCGCCCCTCACGCTCGGCGGCATCGACGCCAAAGGCCAGCATCAACGGCTGCAAGCTTGCGCGCGCGCTTTGCGACTGATCCTGCGCATAGCCACGGACCAACCCGTAAAGCTGCGACGTCTCCAGTGTCGTCACGCCCGCCCGGGCGGCGATTTCGCGGATCACGGCCGCGAGAGGCTGGTTCGTCGCCCGGCCGTTCAGCCAATGGCCGCGGGCATAGGCCGCACCATCGCTCCACAGATCGGTGCGGCCCGGAAAGGCGGGAAAGGGCCGCGCATCCCAGGCCCAGGCATGGGCACGCGCGAAATCGACCATCGGGGCGTCATAGATCGACGAGACCGGGTTGTTGGCGGGATCGGTCCAGTAGCGCGCCATCGCCCTGAGATATTGCAATTGCATCAGGTCGTCGCGCCGCCCGTTCGACGCCCGCGGCAAGGCCGATTCCGAGGAATTCAGATCGATGAACTTGTTGGGCTGATTGGCCCCCTTGTCCAGGGCCGCGCAGCCATATTCGGTGAAGCAGATCGGCTTTGACTGCGGTTCCCAGTCCGTCGGCAAAGCTGCACGCACCGCGCCCGTCCGCATATGGTGCTGATTGCTCCACCAACCCCGCAGATCCTTGACGCGGTACAGCCAGGGTTCATCGAATGCGCCATCCTCGATGGGCAGCCTCGCCTGGGCCGCCTCGCCTTCGGGACTGTCGTAGTACCAGTCGTAGCCCTCGCCCCCCGCGATGTTCGCGGTCAGATATTCGAGGTTGTAGATCGACCCCCATGCCGTATCGGCCTCGTCCGGGCGGTTCCGCCAATCCGCGAGCGGCATGTAATTGTCGATGCCGATGAAATCGACATTCGCGTCCGCCCAAAGCGGATCGAGCGGGAAATAGACGTTCCCGTCCGCGACATGGCTGCCATACTCGGTCCAGTCGGCGGCATAGCTGATCTTGCAGCCTGGGCCGAGGATCGACCGCACATCCGCCGCAAGCTGGCGCAGCGCCGCGACCGCGGGAAAGCCGTCCGACGCGCCGCGGATCCGCGTGATGCCGCGCAGTTCCGAGCCGATGCAGAAGGCGTCGACCCCGCCGGCGATCTGGCACAGCCGTGCGTAATGCAGGATGAAGCGGCGAAAACCCCATTCATTCGGGCCGGAATAGCCGATGGTCTCTCCGGATGCAGTGACATGCGCGGGCAAGGCGGCGCCGAAGAAGGCGGCAACTTCGGCCTCGGCCGCCGCCGTGCGATCCGGGGTGCCGGGCCGCCCCGGCGCAAGCGACGTGGTGATCCTGCCCCGCCAGGGCAACACAGGCTGGCCGGCAGCGCCCGTCCAGGGATCGGGCAGGCTGTTGCCGTCAAGCTGCTCCATCAGGACGAAAGGATAGAACATCACCTCCCGGCCTGCCGCCCGGATGGCCCGGATCGCCTCGATCACCGAGGCATCCGCCGGGGTGCCGCCATAGACCACCCGGCCGTCGATCCGCGGCACAAGGCCCGCCGCGGCGCGGGTCAAGCCTCCCGCCCGCCATGGCATTCCAATCCCGTCGCGATCCTTCTGCTCAACCCTGGGCCGGATCAGGCAATGGTCGCAGCGCAGGTCATCGCCGAACCAAGCCACGACCAGAGATACCGAAGAAACATTCGGCAATTCCGCGGTCAACTGGCCCAGGCTCGCCGCGAAATCGGCTGTTCCTGAAGGCGTGTTCACATTCGCCGAGACATTCTGGCCCGGCGCCCTTGCATAATGCACCGGCGTCGTGGCCAGGGCATATTCCCCAGTGCCGGGGATCATCGCGACCGAGGGGATGGCATCCGCCAGACCCATCTCATCGTCCAGCCCCGGCCCCTGCGCCGCCCGCATGACTTCAAAGGAAAACTGCGGCACCCGGTTGCCAAATGGCGTCAGGTCCAGATCCTCGATCACAACATAGGCAAGACCGCGATAGGAAGGTGCCTTTCCCGTGCCTTCCACAGCCTCGATCCTGGGATCGGGCAACTGATCTTCGGCACCATCATAGATCCGCAGGGTCAGACTGCCCGGCTCGATCTCGGCGCCATCCGCCCAGATGCGCCCGACCTTCAGGATGGTGCCGGCGCACAGCCCTATCGCCAGGCTGATCGAGTAGCTGAACTCGGTCACCTTCGGCTGCGTGCCCTTGCCGCCGCCGCGACGGCGCGAATGTTCCTGAAACTGGGTCGCCCAGATCACCTGCCCCGCCACCCGCATCCGGCCCCAGACCTGCGCGATCGACGCGCCTTCGCTTGCGCCGGTCAGACGCAGCCGGTCCAGCCGCCCGACCTCGACCGGCTCCGAGCCACTCCCCAAGAGCTTCTGATCGATGACCCGCCCGACCGTCGCCCCGATGGCCCGGCCGATCACCAGCCCGGAAAGGCCCAGCACCGTTCCGCCAAAGCCCGACCCGATGGCCGCGCCCACCGCTGAAAAGACAAGCGTCGCCATGGTCAATCGGCTCCTTCGGGAAAGGCAAATCGGGCGGCGACACGGCGCTGCCAGGGGGCACTCAGGGCGCTTTCAGTGACGGAATGGCCGGAATAGGCGTGAATGAAGGCGGCCTGCGCGCAAATGCCGGATTGCAGGCCCAGATGCTTGGCCATCCCACCCGCACGCATTCGGAACAGAAGAACGTCGCCCAGGGCCGCCTCGCCCAACGGCTTTGGCCGCAACCAATGCTCTGCCGCACGCAACAGCCGCTCCTCCCGCCCCGCCTCGGCCCAGTCGGCGGTATAGGCCGGCACGGCGCAGGGTTCCTGCCCATACAGATGCCGCCAGATCCCCCGGATCAGGCCCAGACAATCCGCCCCCGCGCCCTGGCAACTGGCCTGATGGACATAGGGCGTGCCGATCCACAAACGCGCCTGCGCCACCGCCGCCTCTCCAGGCCTCATGGCAGCGACCCAGGTGTGGGCGCCGTCCGCAGGCTGCCCCCGGTGGCGGGGCGGCCCGCGCGGGGATAGGCCGTCAGCCAGTCCTCGCCCGGAATATGCGGAAAGCCCCGGAAATTCAGGAAATTGCCGAACTTGAGCCGACAGGTTTCGGCGCGCTTGTCGCAGCCTGCCTCAAGCCGCAGCAGATCGCCCGCCGCCAGCGGCGCCCGCAGCGTCTGCCACAGTTCGATCCGCCGCGCCGTGCCCGACAGCCGGTCCGACTTGACCATCACGCTGATCCCCCCGGCCGCGCCCGTGAGCGCGGTCAGCCGCCCACCCTCGAACCAGCGGTCATCGAAGCCCGTGAAATGCGCGAAGCTCAGGATCAGCCCCTCGCGCTCCATCGTCTCAACCGCGCGTTCGGCGACATATCCCGGTTGCGCCAGATCGAACCGGCAGCGGCTGTCGCCCAGCACGGCCGAGCAGCCTTGCGTATAGGCAAAACCGATCGGCTGGTTCAAAGGCTCGCTCAGCCCGCGCAACTCGCTGCGAAACTCGGCCCCGCGCCGCGTCACCTCGCCCAATGTGCCGCGAAAGATCTCGGCCCGCGCGCCGGGATCGGCCCAGTTCACCAGCCAGACCCGCACCTCCGCCAGATCATAGCGCCCCGCCGCCAGATCGGCCTCGGTGATCGCCGCGCCGGACAGGGCGCCCAGCGCCTCGGTGTTGTCCACCGCAAGCCCGGTGACCTGCTGAAGCGCCCGCGCCGTCAGCCCCGACCCCGCCTTGCAGATCACCCCGTCCTGGACCAGGTCGCAGTCATGGTCTGTAAAGCCCAGTTCCAGCCCGTCGGCGCGGGTCACCGTCCAGACACGGCAGACCGTGCTGGCCCCGGCAGCCAGGTGCAGATCCAGATCGCCCGCGCTCACAGCCTGATCTCCACCACCGGAACGGCCGGCACATCACCGGCCTGGAACGACGCGACCGAGACCTGGATCGCCTCGGTGTCAAAGCGCACCGGCACGTCGAACTCGAACCCCGCCGTGATCTGCGCGCCCAAAGGCGGCGGCGCGTCAAAAGTGATCTCGCCCGTCGCCGGGTCCACCGTGAACTCCACCCCCTCTACCTTGGGGTCCTCTGCGATCGCCACCGACACCGTGCCGAGGACCGGCTTGGCGATCGGCCGCGCATAGGCCTCCTCGCCCGAGCGGTAGGTCTTCACCAAGGGCCAGACGGCGGTGACGCCATCGCCGGTGCCGATGACCTGATCCAGCGCCGCCGTGCTGCGCGAGGCCGGGCAAGAGCGGAAATCCGACCAATCCTTCCAGCGGAACCCGTGCAATTGCCCGCGTCGCGCCTCGAAAAAGGCGATCAGCGTCTCGACATCGTCCAGCGAACGCAGACCCACCCCGGCATCATAGCGCCGCCGCGCATGGGCCCAGGGCGTATTGCGCTCTTCATGGCCGTTCTGCAGGGCGACGATCTCGGTCCGCCGCTCGGGTCCGCCGACCGATCCAAAGCTCAGATTGGCGGGGAAACGCACTTCGTGAAACGCCATCTTCCGTCCTCACCTGTTGCGCTGGCCGCGCGCCAGCGCCCGGCCCACCTGGGCCGCGATCTGGCTCTGGCTGCGCTGGAACCCCTGCACATCCGGCGTCGAGATGTTGATGACCACATTGACCGGGCGCCCGCCCCCCGCCGCCTGCACGCCCAACCGGCCATCGGCCCCGCGCGTCAGGGGCATGATCGCCTCCGGCCCCGCCTCGCCCATCAACCCGCGTCCACCGCGCATCGGGAACATGGTCGGCGAGGCGACGATGCCGCCCTGTGCAAAGGGCATCACCCGTCCCTGCGCGAAACCGCCCCCCTTGGCGAAGGGCAGGATGCCGCTGGTCAGGGCATTGATCCCCTGCGCCAGCACCCCGCCAAAAGCATCGGTGATCGGCTTGGTCGCGACTTTGTAGACCGTATCGACAATGCTCTGCGCCACGCCCTTCAGCGCATCCGACAGCTTCATCCCGTCGAAGATCAGCCCGTCAAACGCCCGCCGCAGCCCGCCCGAGATCCCGCTCGACAGCGTGCTCACCTCGCGATTGGTAAAGGTCGCCGATTCCCGCAGCCGGGCCAGCTCGCCGTCAAAGGCCGCCACCATCGCCGCCGAGGTGCCAAGCCTTTCCTCCAGCGCCGCCAGTTGTTCCGTCAGATCAGCCGCGTCGGTCATTGTCCGCCCCCTGTCCTGTATCGGGAAAGGCCGCGGCCAGTTCGGCCAGCCGCGCCCGCGTCAGGGGCGGCGCTGCCTGCTCCACCCCCAGCATGATCCGCAATTCGACCGGCGTCAGGCGCCAGAAGACCGCCGGTTCCAGGCCCAATCCGTGCAGGCCGGCCCTGAGCAGCCCCGGCCAGTCGAACCGCACCGTCATTCCTGCCCCGGAAGCGCGAAGGCCCGCGCCAGCAGTTCCGCCGCCGCGCGCGCCGCCTCGACCGGGCCGCCGCCGATCTCGACCGTCATCAGATCGCGCGGCGTGCCCTGCCATCCGCCGCCCCGCAGCCCCGCCACGATCAGCGCCAGCACGTCGCGCGTGGTGAAGCGGCCGCCCTCGAACCGTTCGACCAGATCGACCAGCGACCCTGTCTCCAGCGTCGCCTCAAGTTCGGCCAGCGCCCCCAGAGTCAGCTTCGCCACATGCGCCACACCATCCAGCGTGATCGCCACCTCTCCCGCCCAGGGGTTCGCCATCACAGCGCCGTAAAGGTCAGCATCCCGGCCGAGGCCAACGTGACCTCATAGGTCGCTTCGCCATTGTGGCTGCCCGCATATTCCAGCGCGGTGATCTGGAACGGCCCCTCGACCACGCCGAAATCCGGGATGACCACCTGGAAATCCGGGATCTCGCCATCGAAAAAGATCTGCCGGGCGCGTTCGTCGGTATTGGCATCGCGAAACACGCCCGAACCGGAAATCGTCGCCGATTTCACCCCCGCGCCAGCCAAAAGCTCGCGCCAGCCACCGGTCGATTCCAGCGAGGTCACGTCCACCGTTTCGGCGTTGAAAGCCGCCCGCGTGGCGCGCAGCCCGGCGATAGTCTCGAACATCCCGTCGCCGGTCTGGTCGATCTTGAGAAGAAGGTCCTTGCCGGCCTGAACTGCCATGGCGCGTCTCCTGGATTTGGGTGAAACTCTGGCCGCGACCGGCCGCTCAAAGCTCGATCCGGGCGCGGAAGACCAGGTCGATCCGCCGCACTTCGCCCTCGTCGATCCGCCGCGCCCTGGCCCGCAGGAACTGCAACGACACCAGCCTGCCCCGCGCCAGCACCAGCGCCGCGCCCGCCAGCCTGTCGGAAATCGCCGCAGCGACGGTCTTGGCCGCCAGAAACCCCGTCCCGTCGCTGATCACGCTGATCTGTGCCAGATGTTCGGCCCCCGCGCCGCTCTTGTCGCCCGCGTCCCGCACCTCTTCCGGGCCAACCAGCACGAACGTTCCCGCGGGCGAAGGCGGTACGGCATCATAGACCGCCACCCCCACCAGCGCGGGCGCCGAGGTCAGCGATTGGAAAACAGCGGTCTGCAAGGCCGCCCCAGCGCCGTAACTCATTTCGGAGCCTCCTCGCGGCAGAAGCACACCAGCCAGCGCCCGTCCGGATCGCGCTCGGTCACGGCCAGGATGGTGAAGATGCGGCTGCCCTCGCGCAGCCTTTGTTCGGGTTTCGGTCGGGTTACCTCGCCGGGCGGCGCGGCCCGCACCGTGATCCGGTAGGGAACCGAGGTCAGGATGACCTCTTCCCCATCGGCATCGCGCCCGCTGCCGGGCAGGATTTCGGCCCAAAGCGTGCCCAGCGCCTGCCAGCTTCGCCCATAGCCCCCCGCCCCGTCCGCGCTGCGCTGCTCCTGCTCCAGCACCAGGGCGCGGTTCAGACGCGGGGTCTTCATGACCGCCTCCCGGATGTCCCGCCACCAAGGATGCGGACCTGCCGCCAGCGCTCGATCAGCGCCACCACGGCAAAGGGCAGCCCCGGCTGCGCCGTGCCATCGTCATTGCGATGCTCATAGAACTCTGCCGCCAGCAGCAGCGCCGCCTGTTGCAGATCGCCTGGAACTTCGCCCCAGGCCGGGCCGAAACCTGCCTCGAAGATCAGCTCGATCCGCCCCTCCAGCGGCACCGTCGGCAGCGCCCGGCCGCGCCCGGCGATCCGGGGCCGGTGAATGTCTGGCACCAGCCGGTATGTCGCGGCATCGGCCAGCGTGGACGCGCCGTTCGCATCCACCAGCGTCAGGCTGACAATGCTGCTGACCGGCGCCACCGGCAGGGCCTGCTCACCCGCGTCCCGCCAGTCCTCGATCTGCCAAAGGAACCGCCTCTGGATCAGGACCTTGGCGACACGGCCCTCGATCGCTGCGATGGCCGCCCGCAAATGGCTTTCCAGAAGGTCATCCTGGTTCGCAGCCAGGGCGAAGCCTGCCCCCAGCCGCAAATGCTCTTTGAACCCGGCCAGAGGCAGCGCCGCCTGTGGCACGGTGGTCAGTTCGGTCAACATCAGCCTGATCCCTCGCTTCTGGCCCCGCGATAACGCCACCGGCCCGGAGACCCGCCCCGGACCGGCAGAGTGAAAAGGGGTCTTACGAGACCGCGACCCGCAGCAGCTTGATCGCGGCATAATCAGTGATGTCGCCGCCGACGCGCTTGGTTGCGTAGAACAGGACATGCGGCTTGGCCGAGAAGGGATCGCGCAGGATACGCAGGTCCGGGCGTTCGGCCACTGTGTAACCCGCCGCGAAATCGCCGAAGGCGATCGGAAAGGTGTTCGCGCCGACATCGGGCATGTCCTCGCAGATCAGCACGGCATAACCCATCAGCCGCGCCGACTCGCCCGCGGCCAGCCCGTCCGACCACAGGAAGCGGCCATCGGCATCCTTCATCTTGCGCACGGCCCCGGCCGTCTTCGAATTCATTACGAAAGTGCCATTGGCGCGGTAATCGGCACCCAGGGCATAGACCAGATTGATGATGCAATCCGCCGGGTTGGTGGTGGCGAAATCCGCCGCCGCGCCCGTCGCGATATAGCCCAGCGATCCCCAGGTCCAGGACGCATTGGCCACCTTGGTCGGCAGCAGGATGCCCTTGGGCTTGTCGACGCCATCGCCATTCACGAAAGCGGCGGCTTCGGCGCGGATGAAACGGGTGGCGATCTTGCCCGCCAGCCAGCCCTCGACGTCGAAGGCGCTGTCATCCAGAAGGCGCTGGCTCGATTTCGGCATCGCCGACAGTTCATGCAGTCGGATCGAGATCCGCTCGATGGTCGGGGTCGCCGTTTCCGCCGTCGAAGTGGTTTCCGTGGCCCAGCCCGAACCGACTTCGGACCGGTCGATCAGCACATCGAACGACACCGCCTCGACCTGGACCACATTGGCGATGGCGCGCAGCGACGAGGTCGAGACCAGCATCGAGCGGATTCGGTCTGCGGTCTGCGGATCGACCAGATAGCCGCCATCCGCCGCGACCGAGGTCGACATCGCCTTGCCTTCCAGGGTCAGGCCGCGCAGCCCGTCATCATCGCCGGTCCGCAGATAGGCGTCGAACGCCTTCTTGTGCGGCGCGTCCAGCTCCATCCCGGCCGAAAGGGCCGGGCGGCCGTATGTCATGGTTTTCCGATCCAGCATGGTCAGTCGCTCTTCCTGATGTTGCAGCGCTTGTTTCACTTCGGCTTGCAGACCCTTGAACTCCTGCAAGAAACCGGACATCGCGGCTTTCACTTCCGCCGCCGACGAATGGACCTGGGACAAGCCTTCCCCGGTCCGAGCCTCTCTCTCGGTCATCGTTGAACCCTCGTGTTGAAGGAAAAGGCCCCTCGCGCTATCCGCGCTCGGCCAGGCTGCGGCGCGCGTCCTCGAAGACGTCTGCCAATTCGCGCATCAGGCCGGCCAGATCCTCGGACTTGGCCGCCACCCGCGCTTCGGTAAGCATGGGGAATGTCACCAGCGACACCTCCCACAGCTCCAGTTCCTGCAAGAGACGCCGCCCCTTGCCGTCGCGTTCCGCCTTGACGGTGCGATAGCCGATCGACAGCCCGTCAATCGCCCCCGCCGTCAGCAGGGCCGCCGCCTCGCGGCCCTTTTCCACCTCGGTCAGGATGCGGCCCTTGACCCAGAGCCCCTGGGCGTCCTCTCGCACCTCGTCCCAGATGCCGATGGGCTGGGCCGGATCGTGCTGCCACAGCATCTTGACCCGCCCGCCCTTGGCCCCCAGCCGCGCCAGCGACGCGCCATAGGCCCCCTGCGCCACCACATCACCACCCTGGTCCCTGACCCCGAACAGCGAGGCATAGCCCGCCACGACCCGACCTTCGGTCACTTCCAGACCTGCTTCAGGCCGGTGGTATTTCCGCTCGGGCGCGCCCGAAATGCCGTCCATCGCCTCACCTCACCTTGTCGCCGCCCTGATCAGAACCTCGGCCCCCTGCGCCAGCAGAAAGGCCGCCACGCCATAGACGCCCAGCCACAGACGCCGCTCGAGCCGCTCCAGCGCCGCGTCGATCAGCGTCAGGCGGTAATCCAGCGCAGCCCAGCGCTCTTCCATCACCCGCTCATTCGCCTCGATCCGGGCATGGGCGCTGTCGAAACTGTCCAGCACAAAGCGTGAGCCACCGCCCTCCCTGCGCGCGGTCATTCCTCTTCCGCCACCCGCGGCAGCCCCAACAGCGCGCGCTTCTCCGCCAGGGTCAGGAATTCAGCGGCGCCAACCCGCGCCCATTGCTGGTCTCGCTCGATGGCCAGCGCCGGAATCTGGTCCAGATCGGGCCGCAGCTCCACCACCTCGCCCGAGAACATCGCCAGCCAATGCGCCAGCGCCGCCAGCACGCGCTGCGCCAGCGGCAGCACGGTCAGCCGGTAGAAGGCCCGGTTCGCCTCCTGGTAATTGGCATAGGTCGCATCGCCAGGAATGCCCAGCAGCATCGGCGGCACACCAAAGGCGATGGCGATCTCGCGCGCCGCCGCCAGCTTGGTCTCGTGAAACTCCATGTCGCTGGGCGAAAACCCCATCGGCTTCCAGTCCAGCCCGCCCTCCAGCAGCATCGGCCGCCCGGCATTGCGCGCGCCCTGGTGATGGGCCTCCATCTCGCCCAACAGCCGGTCATATTGCTCGGGCGTCAGCACGGACGAGCCATCCGCCCCCTTGTAGACGATCGCCCCCGAAGGCCGGGCCGCATTGTCCAGCAGCGCTTTCGACCAGGCGCTCGCCGCATTGTGCACATCCACCGCCACCGCCGCCGCCTGCATCGGCGACAGGCCGTAATGGTCGTCCTGCGGATGGAAGCTCCTGATATGGCAGATCGGGCTCAGCCCCTCGCTGACCGGAAAGCGATGGGTGCGCCCGCTCACCGAATAGTCATACGCGACAGGCCAGCCATCCGCCCCCGGCACCAGCGCCATCCGGTCGGCGCGCAACACATGCAGCTCGCCCGGCAGCTTCTCGGCCCCCGGCACTGCCTCGAGATAGGCATTGCCCGACAGCAAGAGATGGCCATAGGCCGCCTCCAGCAACTCGGCCCGCCCCTGCCCGGCATTGGGCCGCGCCAGCAGCGCCAGCACCGGATGCGTGTCATAGCGCCGCTCGGCATCCTGGCAGATCACCGGCAGGGCCGCCGCCGCCTCGGCGATCAGCCGCACGGCGCGAAAGCCGATAGGGTTGCCCTGAAAGCCGTTTTTCGCCAGCGAAACCGCGTCGCGCGGGCTCCAGGCCACCCGACCCGCATTGCCCCAGGCGATCACCCGTCCCGTCGCGCTGGCCTTCTTCTCGACGCCGCCCGACGCCACAGGCCCGCTCTTTCTCAGGAAATCGAACACTTTCCGCTCCTTTCAACCGGCAAGCCGGGGCCAAGCTGCTCCGAAAAGCCACCCGACCCGCTTCATCTTGGCAAAAATGCTCCGGAACCCTCGGCAAGCCCCGCAGCTTTCCCCCTGCGCTACGCCCCCAGGCTCCGCATCCCCGGCGCGCCGCTCGAGGGCGCGATCATCAGCTCGGTCAGCGCCCAGACCAGCGCGTCCAGCCGGTCGGGGCTGCCCTGCCCCTGCCAGCCGCTCCGCGCCATCAGCGCCATCTGGTCCTCCAGCGCCCCCAGCCCCCGGCGATGCGCGATACGCCCCTGCTCATACAAAGCCGCCACCGGCTCGGCCCGCAGCCGCTTGGCCTTCATCGCGGTCACTTTCCGCACCGGCACCGTGTCATCGACCTGCCGGATCACCTGCTCGACCAGATCGCCGCCCTGGTTCACCTCGACCACCAGACGGTCGGCGCCGAACTCCTCCATCGCCGCCAAGGCAGCCCGCGCCCAGCCATCGGCCGAGACGCCCCGCACCGAGCGATCTGCCAGCACCACCGCCCGCCAGTCCTTGCGCGGCCCCCGCGTGTCGGCCCCGGCCACCACGATGCCGCAGGCATCCGATTTCGGACCCGAGGTCACCGGCGGGTCCACCGCCACCACGATCCGCATCTGCTCGGGTGCCTCGCGCCCCTGCGCCGCGTCGATCATCGCCCGCGTCCACAGCGCATCCTCGATCTCCTCGACCAGCTCGCCCTGCAATTCCTGCCGCCCCAGCGACTGCCCGCCATAGCGCGCCTCCACCTCGGCCAGAAAGCTCTTGGCCAGATAGGCCCGGTTCGCCTCGGTCGGCGCGCGGGTGATCACGGTCGACGGATTCTGCAGGATCGACTTCAGCGCCGCCACATTGCGTGGCGTCGTCGTCACCACCTGCTGCGGATGCTCCCCCAGCCGCAGCGCGAATTGCAACTGGTCCCAGGCCTCCTGCGCCTTGGGCCATTTCGCCAGCTCGTCCACCCAGGCCGCATCGAATTGCGGCCCCCGCAGGCTGTCCGGGTCATGGGCCGAGAACGCCGTCGCCACCGCCCCGTTCGGCCATTCCAGGCTGCGCCGCGTCGCCACCCATTTCGGTCGCCGGTCGGGCGGCGAACAGGCCAGGATGCCGCTTTCCCCCATCACCATGACCTCGCGGACCTGATCGAATGTCTCGCCCACCAGCGCGATGCGCCGCGCGCGCCCCGGCGCCGTCGGCGTCGGCCCCTCGACCTGTGCCCGCACCCATTCCGCCCCGGCCCGCGTCTTGCCCGCCCCCCGCCCGCCCAGGATGACCCAGCTTTTCCACGCCCCCTCGGGCGGAAGCTGATGCGGCAAGGCCCAGAAGTCGAAGATCCAGGGCAGCGCCAGAAGCGCGTTCTCGCTCAGCCCGCCCAGGAAGTCGTCAATCTCCTCTGGCGTCGCGGAGGCAAGCCAGGCGGCGCCCGATTTCAT